TGCCCAGAAGCAAACGACCGGCAGAATCTACACGAAGTCTCTCATCACCACCAGTCTCTACTGTAACTGTATCAGCAGCAGGGAATCTGATCTTTGTATTTGTATCTCCAATGTGGAAGATGGTGTCTGCAATACCAACTCCATCACCACTCCTGAATTCAACAGATCCTCCGTCAAAGAAAGAAGCACCATTTGCCTGAATATCAACCTTAGTGGTTGTATCAGACTTAATTATAACACGACCATCGTTTGAAGCATTTGTGGTCAGTTTAATTGTGTCCTTCCCAGCAGTATTGGGACTGACAGTTACTTCACCATTAACATCTAGGGCACCATTAAGGTCAGTTGCACCAGCAACCGTTAGTGCACCGCCAACTGTTGCACCAACACCAAGGACTAACTGTCCGCCACCTTTAACAAATGCCAGGTTAGCATCATCAGTAAGAGTATCTCCTGTTCCTACGAGAGCAACTCTACCTGCTGTTAAGGTTTGGAATGTCGAAATACCACTGATATTAAGGTTTCTACCTGTGATTTCATCATAGGTGATGTCACCAGTAACGTCCAGGTTACCAGTAACTACAACATCACCTTGGAAAGTATTTACGCCAACAAATCTTGTATCACCAACAACATGCAGTGCCAGATCCTGTGGGTTGGTGGTGCCGATACCCAGAGTTCCACCAATATATGCATCGCTACTAACACCAGCAACCTGGAAAACCTGTCCTAATGTTCCAGTTGATTGCCCTAAACCACTACCAACGAAGAGTGAATCACTGAAGGTAACGATACCACCAGCTCTTACGTGCCTCTGAATAACAAGGTCTGTTCCGATTGAACCACCACTACCAGCATCGATGTTAATCGTGCCATTTACAGATACGTCTTTCTGAAAGAAAACACTGTCAGTGAAAGTCGTAACACCAACAAACGTAGAGGGTCCAGTGATCCTCAGATTGGCAATTGTTGCGACGCCAGTAACATTTAAATTCGTTACACCAATACCACCAACGACATGCAATTCATGCGGTGCTATGGTTGTTCCTATACCAACTGTCTGGGTATCAAGATCAGCGATAAGAAGATTATTATTTACTTCTAAACCGTTTTTGACTACAAAATTCTTATTTACAGCCATTTGGGTTCACTCTCCCCCTATTTTTTACTATTTAGTATATTTCTACGTCCGTAATTCTATAATTGCTCTTGCAGGAAATGCTGCTCCTCCCACACTAGGTTGTGGTGCAAGACCAGTATCAACAACCGTCACAGCACCATTAGTATATCCTGATCCACCACCGCCTCCACCAACTCCATTAGAAGTTGCATTTCCTCCTATAGCGCCACAACCACCACCACCATTACCAAATTGACTATTTCCGCCATTAAGTCGGAATCCATGGTTTCCACCCAAACTATATGAAAGATCTGCCTTAAATCCTCTGGTTATATCACTAGTGGAATTAGTTACTGATGTTCCACTAGCAGTTCTAAAGTTAACCTTTCCTAGATCTTCGCAAGGAGATTTTCCTTGAATCGCCCAATAATATCCTGTGGTGCAAGATTCTACTCTACCACCTATTGCTCCTGCTGCCAAGAAACCAGATCCTGGTAATGTTCCGTTTATTAATCCAGATCCACCAATACCAGCACCATTACCTACACCAGGTTTTCCTTGAATTCCCGCACCTCCGCCATTACCACCATTACCACCAGAACCAGCATTTCCTCCACCACCAGATACAACTAGTAGTGATCCTTTTTCATAAAAGTATCCTGCAAGACCACCTCGAACATTGCCAGAATGTACTCCAAGTTTAAAAACATACTCGGTGTTTGCAAGTAATGTGTAATCAAAGACTGTTCTCCCTCCAGCACCGCCAGAATGTGATGATCCGTATGGAGAACCACCTCCACCCTCAAGAGTAATCCTTACTGGAATATTTTGCGTTGCATATAAAATAAAACTCCTTAATGATGTTGTTGATGATGGGGTCAGTGTTAGGTCATTAATATAAAGGTTTGTACTGCTTGCAGAATATGAACCAGTTTCGTCATCAATAATAGCCAAATTAACAAATGATTGCTCTAGGTTACTTTGACTAATACTAAAGAATTTTGCAGTGTCTGACGTAACAGAGGTAGGGACTGTAGGAATGGAGGAACCGTCTATCACGCAATCTAATTCTTGTGTTTTTACAGAGTCACATTTTATAGTTAAAGTATCTGTATTTGTTCCAGATAAAGTTGTAGTTTCAGTCACTGTTGTACCACCACTACCAGGAACTTTATAAGTAACCTGAATATAGGGAGTAACTCCTGCAGCATCCTGTGATGCTATTGTTATAGCTCCCCCAGTAGTTGTTAGTCTATATCTACTAGTAGCTCCATTTCCCCCTGCCGCTCTTCCCATTTTAGGTTACCTCGTATCTTGTTTCTAGGGTTGCTAACATCTCAATGGTTTTCTGATATACATTGGTTCCATCATTGTCATCATCAATAAGTTCTATAATAGGATCTACGATAGTTTTATCGATTTCAATCCAAGTTTCTTCAGTATCAACACCCAATTCTCTCATCTTACTTATAATTCTTTCAGATCTATAATAATATTCTTGAACTTGAGATTCTAATCCATTTATCGCAAAATCTGCAAGAAAATCTACTTCCCACTCATCATATGGATAATCATCTTTGACAATTGCATTGTAAAAAACACAATTGTCAAAGTTACTGATTAAATCATTCATTTTTTCATCATGTTCAACCGTCATTTAAATAATCCTTTAATCTTATTTAACAAGAAATCAATAGTTGAAATTGTTCCAACGGATAATAGCAGCACAGTTACGATCTTCCAAATCAAGAACACTTTAAGAGTTTGATTCATCTTATTATCACTCTTTGCCTTTCCAACCAAACGGCATAAAGGCAATCCAATCTTCATCATTAAGTTACCGGCAGGATTTGATTTTTCATATCCTTTGGCATCCATGCGGTGTGCCATTTCTTTTGCCCAAGGTTTAGCAAGAGCATCCATATAATAGCATACCAATTGTTGTTGAAGATAAATCCTCTTCTCATCATCTCTCTCCCAGAAGAAAGTAATTTTTCTGAAAGATTCTGGACCTTCGCCGTTCATTAGATCAACGACAGTTCTAGCCCAAACAATGTAACCATCATATGCAACTGGATCATTATTTTTAAGCCATACTGCAAACCGTTGGTCTGCATCATTCATCTCTTTATCCTTGAAATATCCAAGTGTTGCAAGATGTTGGCAAATGATCTTACCTCTTCTCCTACTTCTCCGTCTCCGTCTCCGATCTGGCGGAGGTGGTGGAGGTGGTGGTGGCGGCGGAGGTGGTGGTGGTGGCGGCGGTGGTGGTGGCGGTGGCGGTGGCGGTGGTGGAGGTGGTGGTGGAGGTGGAATGTTAGCACCAGCACTACCACCGTTTCCTCCTCTGTAACCTGATCCTCCTGCTCCTCCACCTCCACCAGAACCAATATTTGAGCCAGCACCGCCACCAGAAGCACTATCGGAGACAGTAAAAGAACTTAACGCACTAAAACCTCCAGCAGTGCCTCCACCATTAGAAGTTCCGGAGTTGAGAGCACCTCCTCCCCCTCCTCCGCCACCTCCAGCGGCAATAATCCATCCACCTAAATTACTATCATAAACGAAAGATCCTGATCCTCCTCCACCACCGGAAGAGTTTCCTGATCCACCTTGTCCTCCTTTGAGGAATCCAAAGTTTGTCGAACTTCCACCACGAGTTGGTGTTCCTCCACCAGTACCAATGTAAAGTTCTAAAGTTCTCCCTCCATCAGGGAGAATAAAGGATCCTCTTCTTCCATATCCACCACCTCCACCACTACCATTAGCATATCCACTACCAGAACCACCACGACCACCTGAAATATCTATCTGAACATCAGTGGCATTATCTGGAATATCAATAATCAATTTTCCAGCACTAGTATTATTGTTCTTATACTGATTTGAACTGGTTGTTAATGTCGTAGTTGTTTGATTATTGCCATCAGATACGGGTCGATCATTCAATCTCCATTGATATGTTACAGATCCCTGAGATACATCAGTCAACTCTGGTGTAACAGTAAAAGTTGCTTCACTATTAACAACTGCCGTCTGATCTGATGGTTCAGTTGCAATGTCAAGTCCTGGATTGGTATTGAGTGTTGCAGATGCTGTTATAATCGCTTCATTAGAAGCATCACCTGCAGTCTTTTCAGTTGCAGCAAAACCAACAGGATTATAAGTTGCTTGAAGATAATATTCACTTTTATGAAAGTCTGGACTTAATGCAAAATCAATACTTAAAACATTAGTTGTTTCTCCAGAATAAAAAGTTGAACCTGTACTAAGAGCACTAAAAGAGGTTTCAGATGATAATTTCCTATACCATCGATATACAATTGTACCATCACTTTCAGCATTACTTACTGTGGCAGGAAATGTTGCTGTAGCAAGTCCAACAAAAGTTCCACTTTCTCCATTACCTAAAGTAATGCTAGATGGTTCTGAAGTAAACGAAAGAGTTGGTCCGTTTAGAAATAGATTGGTGGGAGTTTCATCCCATTGTTGATTTAAACTCATCCGAAGTTCTGACCTCCAACGACTCCATAAAGTGTGCTACATCCATCAAATGATTTAAATGAATAGATGTCCGATTTACCTGCACCAACAGTGACTACAGGGAGAACTCCACCTGGCCAATATACTGGAATAGCAGTACCGCCAGAGTTCTTAAATGTATCTATACCGACATTACGACCCGTACTTCCCTGAACGATTTTAATCGTAAAGGTAGTTACTTCATCAGGAGTATTAGTGAGAGTAAATTGTGTGATATTCTCGGTTGTAGTAATTGTAAAGTTTTGGGCGAGTGATATGTCAATTACAGCGTTACCAGAAGAACTAGAAACTGATTGAACTGCCTCATGATAACTCTTCAGGCGAAGTCTTCCTTCAATATCAACTTGTGCTCTAGGAGATACAGTACCAAAACCAATCTTTTGATCTGAGGTCGTCGTAATGACAGTGCCTGAAGTTCCAACAACCAGTGTTCCGGTAGTAACGATACCAGCATTGATATGACCAGTGCTGCTGTTGTTCAATCTGAAGTTATTAGCAGTAATAACTCCAACCGTGATATCAGATGCAGCAATTCCCGCATGGAATATAGAATTACCCTCAACAAAGAGTGCAGTTCTACCAAGACCAGGATGTCCCAAATGTAAGTTAAATCTAGGTACGGTAGTACCAACTCCAACATTGGTTAAAGAACTATTGTAAATACCAGTTCCAAGACCAGATGCCACTTGCTCCCAACCAGTCGCTGATGCGTTCAGGTTTGTCAAGTTATTTCCATCGCCATGGAATTGTGAAGCAGTTATGACACCAACATTAACGTTTCCGGTGACTTCAGCATCGCCAACTACACGCAGTTTCTTACCATTTGCTGTTGTTCCGATACCAACACCATCACCATCAATAGCAAATATACTTGAACCAGAACCAACTTGGAAAGTAGCATTTGAAACTGCTGTAGTTGCAATGCCAACTTGATCAAACAAGTAAATGTCTTGTTCTTTAGAAAGACTTACATTACCAAATCTTCTCCACTCATTTGCTGTGGTATAAACCCAACCAACATATTTTCCTTGATCTGGGTTTTCAAAGTATACGATATCACCAGGGGTTCCTGCAGTAATTGGAGTTGCAATACCAACAGTTTGCTTACGAGAAACAGTAGAGTCACCTTGAATGAATATAGATGTTGCTTCAATACCTCTTGCAGAAGTAGATGAAACCTTGTTGGTAAAGATTACCGGACCAGTGAATTCTGATGTAGATTTACCTTCTGCTCCACCATCAACACGAAGAGAGTTGGTAATGACAGCATCAGTTGCATTAACCAGGTTAATTGATTTCTGTGCAGAAATGTCCTCACCAGTTACAGTTCTGATTGGACTATCAAAGATTTCTTCTTGACCAGTAACACTACTCAACTTCTTGTTACCAGAATATGAAATACCCTTGTCATTCATACCAGTGAAGAAGTTCACACCACCAGATTCTTTGATGGTTTGTGCTAATAGTTCTTCAGTAGCAGTTCTGCTACGATCCTGTCTATCAGGTAGAGCAGTGGAATAGTTACCAGGACCAAATCCAACATATTCAAATGTATGACCAGACGCTCTGTTGATAGAGTGTCTTCTTAATTCAACTGGGAATGGTTTAATTCTACGAACAATTGCGCTATTGTCATGCGGAACTGCTCTGGTTCCAAGAACCGCACGGAAAACCCGAATTGGGTTAGATGCTGGGTTTGCAGGAGCAGTTTTAATTCTAACAACTTCATCATCAATTGCAAGATAATCGCCAATTTTCAATCCAAGATTTGCAACTCCCGTCAAAGAAACACTATCAGTAACAGCATTTGCAATACCAGATGCAAGAGTTGTAGTAATTCCTGCATATTGTGGAACCATTCTTCCATTCAAACTTTCATTTTCAACGGTTGGGATACCATCATTAGATTGAATACCACCACGCAGTGCAAACATGGAAGAACCTGTCACACCAGTCGAATTTGTTGCACCAGATCCAACTAAAATACTAAACTTGGTAAGACTAATGTTTTCTGTAATAACAAAATCATCATTAAAGACGGCAAAAGTAGAAATGCCCGTAGAAATCTTAATCTTATTATTGACCTTTAATCCATGATTAGTAGATGTCGTTACTGTTGCAATACCAGAAGTACTATCAAATGTAAATGTGCTAATCTTCAGCTCTTCGCCTGTTAGATATGCTGTTGCATTGGTTAATGGAGCAGATCCAATTCCTGCAGTTTGAACACCAGATAATGAATCTGAATTTATAACAAAACTCTTAGCTGCACCAACTTCTAGTCCAGTTAACCTATAAACAGTATTGTATGGTTCATTTGTTGCTGAGGTTACACCACTAATTCTAACAATATCGCCTCTATTATCATAGATTGATGTGACAGTGACGACTGCAGGAACATGAGAGTTTCCTGTAGTTGCAATACCAACAACGTGCATTGTGTTACCAACACCATATGCACTACCACCATCCATAATTTGAACTGCAGTAATTCCACCACTATCAGCAACATCAACTTTTGCTGTAGCATGTTTACCAGTTACAGAACTACCAATAGATACTAATTTTGCATTAAAATACGTTGCATTTGCGCCTGTGCCATAGTCATTTCCACTACTTGCAATACTAACCCTAATAATGCGGTTAAATCCATGATCAATTTCAGTATGAATTGTATGGTCTGTCCTTCCAATTGATGTTACAATATCAGTAATACCAACACCAACATCAGTGTCTTTGACAAACTTATCAATCGTTTCTCTTGTTATACTTTTTTTAACATCATCAATAATAACAGAACCGATTATCTCACTTTCAGCAAGTGAGGTTGTTGGCAACGGATCAGAAAGTGGAGTATCTTTGTCTCTTTGAGGATAGAGATTTAAAACAGGTTGTGCAAAACTCCTATCAGTAAACGGAGAAATTGGTGGGTTATTAGAACCATTAATTACAGTAAAGTAGTAAATGCCATCTTGCTGACCACCAATAAGTGGTTGAATTTCTTGTGCTCCTTGAACAATAAAATCAGTACTATATTGCTTTCTCTTAAAGTATGGTAAATTAGTATTTCTTGTTAACGTGTCATTTTGGAATTCTCCAGGATTAGTGTTAATTCCAACTGTAAATGCTAATGCACTACTAATACCAACAACATTGAAGATACCATTAAAACCAGAGTTTCCAACACCAAGAGTGTTAGTAGCACTCTTAATATTGGTAATTTCAACCATTGATCCAACAGTTAGATCATGTGGAAGTTCTGCAATAATGGTGGCAGTATTATCATTGAACCACTTTGCGTCTGCGACAAATTTAGAGTTTCTTAATTGGTTAACATGAGAAATAGAACCTGTTCCAAAATACGTTTGGATTTCTTCTTGGGTTGCACCAAGAGTGTCGCCAGATTCTTGTAAAATAAATGCATCTTGAGGAGCTCTAGAAACCTTTCCACCAATTGAAGAAGGAATAACGTATCTCAATCTATACGTTGTATCAACTGCGTTTCTGGTGTCCGACTTTCTCTTAATATAAGTTCTAGGTGTTGAATTACCTAGAACACCTACACCAAGACCAACAATAACATTTTGATAAATTTGGTTCTCTGTGCTTGCTGATGCAACTTTAACGAACCATTGACCTTGATTAGTATCAAATTGAATTGGGTGACCAATATCACCTGAATTTTTATCAGATACCCTACTTACAATTGATAAAGTGCCACCAAGATCATTAATTGGTATTGCGCTAGAGTTCTTTGCATCAGTTTCTGTTTTAGCAAGTTGAATATCAACATTTGTCGTAATACCAGAAGCAGCATTTGAATCTGTAATTACATAATATACTGTGTTTGGAGATAATCCGTCAGGTAGTCTTCCACTGTCACTAAAAACTCTAACGGATTCTGTAGTTTCAAAAGTATGTGGTTCTGTTAGTGTAATGGTATTACTACTGATACTATTAATACCTGCTGAACTTTGCGATACTAAAAACTTCTTCTCTGAACTTGATTCAGAGTTTGGCATCACAATACGTGATTTGAATTCTACAGAAGTTCCACCTGAAGGAACCAGAACATGAAGGTTATCAGAAGATCTTGCACCAACTCTAAAACCTTCTAATACGTTCTCTGGTGGAGCATCTTGGTTTGTCTGTTGATAAAGGTATAAATGTGCGGTTGATGCTACACCAACGGTTTTTGCTACGTCAATCGCATTGAATTCAATCGCACTTTCAGTGATTGGAACTTCTTTTGGTGGAATGATATGAGTTACATATCCCTGGTCATCTTGGGTGAATGCCTCTGGTCTAAATCCTCTAGACACAAGAGCATTTGCACCAAAGTTACTATTAGAGTTGGTGATGGACATGTCAGCACCACTTTCCACCACAAAGTGTTCTGCATATCCAATTGCGAAGATAGAAACAGCCTGGATAACACCATTATTTGAACACTTAATATGGAAGTTAGCAAATGATGGTTTATATTTTGACCTAGAATCTGTACTCAATGTTTCATTACCAGAAACAGTGCTGTCTTGATATACCCCTGTTGTTGAATTATATTTTACAAACGCACTGTCGTCCTTCTGAAGACTGATACCAGTGAATTGAGCAACAACCATCGACTTGAATCCAGTCGCCTTGGTTCCATCTGCGTGCATACCACACATACCAAAAACAGATCTCAATGATGTGTTAAAGATATATGGAGATGCAGATGTAACAGTATCAGATTGAAGAGTAACTGTTGATCCCGTTATCGCTGGTAACGCATTTGCAGGAGCATTTTGAACTTCATATTTAAATTCTGTTGAACTTATTCTTTCACTAACAACAAACTGACCATCATATCCGTCTGCGGTAATTCCTTCAACTCTAAATGGAGTATCAACATCAAGACCAGCTACAGCCGATTCAGTGGTTACAGTGATATCAGTGGTTGAGGTATCACCATCTCCCGATTTAATACTTGTAATTCCAACTGTTTCTCCAGTAGAACCAACAATACGGTATTCATCAATTTTTGGTTGAATGTCAAGGGCACTTGAAGGATAATCAGGTTCAATTTCTCTACCACTAGCAGTTCCATATACTAATCCAACCTTTTCATAATACATGTCAAGGTCAGTTCTATTGGTGCTGTAAGTTTGGAACTCGTCCTTAATACTTACATTATTAAGACCATCAGCATACTCAAAACAAGTTAACTTATGATGAGAGAAATTGGGAACAAAGGTATTATCTGTGTAATCTTTATAACAAGTGCCATTTGGATCGGCATCAAAAATCGTAAACTGCCAGAAATAACAAGCACCGGTTATTCTAAACAGTGCAGATCTTTCAATATTATCGTTTGATGGATTAGGAACATATTTTGGTCTAATCTTTGTCTTTCTTAAGTCAAGACCAACAATAGAAGTACCACGAGGAACAATTACACCCCCGTGAACACTATTCATTTTAAAGAGAACATTATCTGGGTTATTTAAATCATAAACTGACTCAAGATCCCAAGGTGGCAAATCATCGGTTACTGATCCATCACGCAACCTATAATTATTCACTCCATCTGGAATGTATCCGGGTCTATTATCAATAACATGATCGCCAGGATATAATAATATAGTTGTTTGTCCGAATCTGTCGTTATTCAGACCGCGCTGATACGAAAATCTTGACGCTTCAATCAACGCACGTTGAATAGTTTTAAAAGGTCTGGTAAGCGAATTACCCCTATTTTCAACACTATCTGTAGAATCCAGGTCATTAGGACTTACATACAGGATATTGCCACGCGCATTCTTAAGAAAATTTTCTAATCTAGAAAGACCCATCTTATCTAAACACTATAAGTTCTGTTAGGATTATTTAGTAGATGAGGAAGAGTAACTTAATCAAATTTTTGGGATAGAATATATTCCACTGTATTTGCTACATCATCCATTGCATCACGCAATTCTGCTTGTTGTCCGGCATGTTGTTCTAACGTAGTTTTGCCATTTTTAAACTCTTCAGAGAGAGTCCATCTCCACTGTTGCATACTTTTTGAATACCATAAATTTATTCTCATAGTTTCTCCTTTATAAGCCAAATAACAGACTTGAACTGTTGACCTACTGTTTACAAAACAGTTGCTCTATCCAACTGAGCTAATTTGGCATCAATCCACAGGTAATAATTCTGGGTTTTCTAATTCTAACTCAAAAAGCATTGGATGGCATTCTTCTGCAATTAAGTAACTAGATGCTTTATATAGATCTTCTGGTTCAAAAGATCTTTCTTCATTTGCTGCATCTACAACATCTGGGATGAAAAGCGCGTGGTGAGGTAGTTCATCAAAAGTAAACGGAATTTCATTTATGAAATACATAAGCACAATGGTCTTTTTTCGACTATACCAACAATATGCAGTGGTTATGTGATAATTCATAATATTCTATTTTTCGATTATTTAGTGCGAGTGGGGGGACTTGAACCCCCACGAGATTAATTCTCAACAGATTTTAAGTCTGGTGCGTCTACCGATTCCGCCACACTCGCGTGAGGTGCTCCCTGTGAGGATCGAACTCACCTTAGCCGAATTATGAGTTCGGTGCATTCACCAGATTGCTAAGGGAGCAAAAAAGTAAAGGGGTCAAAAATTTGCCGGGATTTTTTTACCCCCTTTTTTAGAATCAAAAGTCAATTTTCCCTCACACAGGGTCAGCATACGCAAGGACATCATCATCACACTTGTCACGCACCAGTTCAAGTACTGACATGAACTGATCTACAGTCTCACAATCAACTACACGTTCATCACCATTCTCGGAGTACAAATAAAACTTGCGTGCTACTGGATCAACGACGCAGCGGGAAAGGAAATCTTCTTGCATGTGGTTTGCTTGATTACCTCCATATTATACGACAGGAGAAGGTCAGTGTCAACCCTAATACGGACCTCCAAGTCCAGGATTCTCCAAGGTGTCAATTACAGTGGTAATTGAAGTATTACTAACGGTATTGGTAGCAATCTTTCTACCATACGACCAAACATGAAGTTGATATTCAGTTTTTTCTCCTTTAATTACGGTAGCAGCACTCACAAATGAGGATATACCTGCTATCTGATTGGTATATAAAGTTCTCAATGTAGCAATGCCAGCCGCCGTATTACAATCACCTACCAATGCAAAAACTGTTGATCCTGCACCAGCACCTCTAGTGTATCGAGTACTATTGCCTATTCCGGCATTGCCACTAGTTAAAGTTACATATCCTTCACCTACAAATGGATTATCTGTTGATGTATCAAGAGTTCCAGATTCAATCTTTGGATATCGATATGCTTGCAAAAGATCTAGATTAAGAGTAGCAACTGCAACAACTGTAGATGTTCCAATTCCAACAATTCCTGTGTGTGCTCCTAATGTTGTTCCAATACCAGTTACCAAGTCACCATAGTTAGTACTAAAGATATTAGTATCTGCAGAATAGCAAGTTGATCCTAATCCTACATTTCCACCAGCACTTATAATATGATTTTGAGTCTGTATAATTGAATTAAATTTTGTGATTGCTAAATTATCAATATCTGCTGACGGAACAGCATAGTCATCGGCAAGACTTTGTGCTCTATCTCTAAATGCAATTATATCTATATTTTGTTGTAATAATGCTGAACTATCACTTGTTAATCCTACAGTAACGCTCATTGAAATCCTCCACTAACACTAAATTGTGGTTGAGTTTCATTCAACTTCCAAAACACATCATTATTTCCTGGATAGTCATCATAAGACTCTCCTTCATAAACCACATGTAATTTATCATCATGGTTGTCTCTATCTAACCAGCGAGCAGCCCATACTTCATAGTAACAATTGATGTTTGCACCATTGCCTGATTTGACATAGATTGTTTTACCCCATTCAATATTTTCCTCAACAATGAGGTCCTGGGAATATCCAATCTGAGTTAGAGTTACTGTGATTGATTCCTTATCAACCAGTCCATCCCAGTAATCTGGTAGCGGGATTATATTACTATCTTTCAGTCTCCCTCTAATGTAAATACCTGGTTCTGGACCTTCAGCAACAATGTGACGAATTCTTTTTCCCTTTTCTTTAGGGTGTTTGATATCAAATGATACTTTATTTCCGCTAGCAACTCCTTGAAGATTGCCAATAAAAAGTGGTGCGGTCACATTACCGCCAAAATTTCCTGTCCCTGCTAGAGTTATGTTCCCAGATGAGTTGATGTTGACAACATGAGTAATGTTTTGTTCTATTTTAAGATTTCCTACATTAACATTGTAATGGATATATGGACGACAAACATCAAATGTCATACTTCCTGCAGAAGCTGTTGTTGGATAAGTTTTTCCACCCGTTGTTGACTTTAAAATGTAGTCAAATTTTGTTGAAAATGGTCCAGTAATTCCTTTATCACTACAATCATTACTATCAAACTCTGGTACAAATGCTAGATTTTGTTCTGCCATAATTAATTCTCCTTAATGTCATAGTGGTATCCAGAAATAGAATACTCTTCATTATTTCCCGGATAGTCTGCAGGCGATTCTCCCTCATATTCTGGAATAAGTCTCTCACCATCTGCACGAGTTGCAAATACATGAAAGAAGCAATTGATAGGTAATCCACCATTTGCTTGGAGGTGAACTACATTTTCACCAATTCTTTTTACAATCACATTTTGATGAGCACCAATCGGTGTTAAATTGACTGTAATTGTAGTTGGATCAACAAGTTCCTCCCAATACTTGGGTAAATAGATCTTGTTTTTATTTGTAATCCTACCTCTAAAGTAGACATCATTTGAGGGTCCTTCAGGACATGTATGGCGAAGTCTCCATCCCTCTTTTGTTGGGTGTGGGATATCAAAGTTCTTCTTTGCAGAAAGAACATGAGCTCCGCAATTAGAAATCACATCGCCCTGAGCACCCAAATGTCTTCCAACAATTACATCTTTGGTAGTCTCAATGTTACCAAGAAAGGCAGAAGAACCAGTAACTGCCAATGAAAATGGATTACTAGGAGGACCATAGGCTGTTGCTCCAGGAACCACACATGGCAATCCACTATGTGCAGGTGGTGTAATCATCACCGTAGCATAAGGAGTCGGGAACTTCTTGTCAGCACCATACAATGCCAGACCTGAAACATACGCACTATGTTTAATTTTTGTTGCGGCAACTCCAAGTGCAATAGGAATTTTACCCTCCGGACAAACGAGATGGTGTCCGTCATAAATGTGTTCTTCGTCAAATTGAAATGCCATATCGTCTCCTTATTTTATTTGTCCTGGTTTCTTTCTGCTGTTTGTAGAAGATGAGGATCCATGACACATAGATCCTAGAATTTGAATTCCCAACTTACCATCTAGAGTAAGTATACCACTAGTCACTAACTTGAGTGAGTTTCTAGGGTTTATAGTTATGTTCTTACCAGTAACCTTGATATCTTCATTTGCAGTAATCTCTGCAAATCCCTCTCTTCCTGCTCCTGTAGCAGATATCTGTACATCAAGACCTTCTAACTTTAACTTTCCATTTCTTGCTCTGATAATGACATCACCATTTTCTGCATTAATAAAAACAGCATGTTGATCTTTATCTAAGTCTTCACCAGCACTAACTTGAAATGCTCCAGGGGTGTTACAAGTTGTCCACCCTTTACGAACACCATCCTCAGTCATATCAAAGAAATGTCTACCATCAAGTGCTTTTAGTTCACAACTTGATGTGACATCACCCTTGGGACTCAACCCACCAAAAATCATAGCACCATTCATGGCACTCCATACTTGCGTCCAAAAATTTCTCTTTTCTGCCATAACTTAGGGGTTGGTTTTAATATTTATTAGTAATTTGGGTCACTTGGTAATACCCACCTTCTTCTCCAACCAACACGTTGTCGACGGGCATTTTCTACCTGATCATAGGTTGTTGGATTCTCTACCACTTGAGGAGTTTCTATCGGTACAGTATCTTGACTTAATGGTTGTGGTGCAACATAGGTTTGTCGTGTTTCTGATTCTGTTTCATATGAAGAGGTTTCACTTTGTTGTAAGGTTCCAAGACTTTCCGGATTAGCAAAAGTATTGGTGATATCAGTTCCTGGTAGTGTTCGTAGTTCAACTGGTGCTGCACCAATACTTTGTGCTCTCGTTTCATAAACTATCACACCAGTGTTTCTAGTTCCAGCATACGCTACTCCACCCTCAATGAAAGTGTTTCCATAATACTCTGTACCATCAACATATCCCTGAAGAGTAAGTCCAACTAAATCATAAACCCTAACGACACCTGTTGCTGGTATTTCCTCCGGTACACTTGGATCTGGAGTAACACTAAAGAGAGGAACAAATGATGCATTGACACCTGTATTACTTTTCATTGTAATAGTCGGCATCTCTGAATAACATCCACCACTTACAATAGTGACAGATCTTATTCTTCCAAAAGAATCACAACTATATGATAATTTTGCACCATTACTAGGTGTTACAACTAATTCATCTACTCCACAATTATAGTTCAAACCTGGATTTATTACAAGTATTTCTTTAAGGCAAATCCTAGCAGGATATTGAGGAACTGTCTGTCCTGGTGGTAAATAACCTCTACCACTATCAATAACAATTACGTCTGTAACTCGACCATTTTTTATTCTTGAGCTTAAAACAGCACCGCTACCATTGTCACAGGGATCTATGACTCGAATGGTTGGCGGAGTTCTGTATCCATATCCAGGAGAAATTATATCAATTGCAAGTAAATTTCCATTTCTATCTACAACTGGATTTGCTTCAGCACCAACACCTCCACCCCCAAAAAATACAATACTCGGTGGACCACATGGTCTTGGACCAGTATTACAAATAGGGGTTCTTTCTAAACTGGCAGTTGTCAATTGTTTGACTTGCTCTATTGTTAGATATCTAATATTTGCATCAGCGTCAACAAAGATATATGTTGTGCCTGGATATGACTTCTCGTGCTCGTTTGCTTCATCTATTGTGAGACCAGGAATATATCCATCAGTCTTACTAATATATCCTACTTTTACTAGGTCTATAGATGGAGGTATTATATTCATGGCGTATCGTACTTAGGAGATGGTGTGGTAACAGGTTGTGATCCTTTAGATGCTCTAACTGTTGCTACTAAAACTCTTCTTTCAACTTCTTCCGAACTAACACCCTCTGCTCTTGCAGATTGTCTTGCCTGTGATGCAGCTTGGAATACTGCTGGATTAGAAGCACCAGTGACAGTTGGATCTAATCTACCTCTCAATTGTTCTGTACTTAAATTATCTAGACCATCATTAGTTGCACTTGGAGGATTTTCTGCAGTCTTCTGTGCTACTCGTGCAACTTCAACATTACTTGGTTCATCCTCTGATGGTGTTGCGTTTCCACCCTCTTGTAAAGTGTGATATTCATTTGGAGAGCAGATCAGTGACAGATCACAAGCAAAGATACCAGCAATTGCACTAATGAAACCAAGTGCAGATCCAATATCGAATCCTGCTCCACCAAGAGCACCAAGACCACCAAAACTTGGGATGGCAGGAAGGTTTGGAATGTTTGGAAGTAAAGGATCTCTAGGTCTAGTGCCTGACGAACCAGATGCTGATGCTCCTAAAGATCCAACATCATCCAAACTAGATTCAATCTGTCTGACGATAGGTAAAGTAGCAGCATCAAACACATTGATAATATCATTTATATTCTCCCCGATAATTTCACCAACTAATTCCTCAACATAACACATTGGTGTTGGATTATATCTACCATCTCCAACATCAGCAAACCAAGGAATGTCTTTATACTGATCAGTCAAGAATGGTTGAACTGATGCTGGTGCTGGACGACCTGCTGATCTTCTTGCAAAAGAACCTCTAATAGATTTCTCAGCAGAGTCGCATAACGAAAGTCCAATCTTATTAAAGAGACATTCAATTAGTTCCAGTCCCTTGACTAGTTTATCAAGGATTTCAATTTTGATTGTTGGTGGAGCAATTTTAAAGATCGGTTGTAATACTCTGGTGAATAAGTCAGTAACAAAGTCCTGAACTAAACCAATCAAAGCTCTTAAAAACTTTGCAATCTCACATGATGCACTCCTAATGAGAGCATCAATATCATTGATCTGGTTGATTAAACCATTAACTATATTAATAGGTTTCTGAACCGCATTTACATACCCTTGAAGACTTTCTTGCTTTAATTGAATTTGCTCCTGTATATCTGCAATGATGGTTTGAATACCTTTCATTGGAGAGGTTTGTTTCGGATCCGTACACCATATAGGGCGCTTTTTCTTTAGTACGGTATCTTTTGTTTTATCTGCTACTGTCTCCTGATGTGGATCAGTAGGACTCTCTTTGGTTGGTGCAACATCTGGTGTTGGTGGATTATTAGGATCATCTCCTCCCGTAGGTTGACCTGCCGTGGTTGTTCCAGATGGTCTCTCGGTCACCAGATCATTATCAGAAACTGTGTCTGCACGTCCACTTTGTGAAGTGAAGTTCTGACCTCCTGTTGTTCCTGTCTGAGTTGACTTTGGAATCTGTGCATTAGCACCAAGAACTCCCATGATGACAGGAACTTGTTGGTCCTGTCCATCAAGAAAGAATCCAAACACAAAGTTACCTTGTTTGATACCTGGAGTTTGGTAAGAAGCACCCTGCCCGCCACCAGCAGTAACAGGATACATTACCTGTGCCCAAGGCAGTTGATCAGAGGGTATTGTTGCTTCACCCTGATCATGAATACCAATAATTCTCACCTTATATCTGTATCCCCAACCAGGGATTTCACCAGATCCTTTGTGTTTATTATCCTTTACATTCTCCTTCCATACTGATTGATCAGCAACCTGACCAACCCACCATAGGAAAGATCCTCCTAGAAATCCTGGATTAAATAGTGCTCCTGCTTCCATCAGTCCTCATAAATCCTGCATTCGTCTGCTTCTGGGTTTTCATCACAATACATTTCAAATGCAGTTGGATCATGATCGTCGTCGGGGTGTGCTGCTTGATATTTTTCCAGATGATCAAGTTCATCCTCCGTATGACGACGCATCTGTGGAGAGAGTGTAGGATTCTCTAGAAGATCCTTATCATCGTTGATATGTTGTTGAATTGATTTATCGCTCATAATACTTAAAACCGATTAGTAGTGTGGTTTCCTTTTCTACCCATTGAATCTCTAACTATTTTCAATTGGGTGAATGTTCCTTCTGTAGTGTAGTGATGACATATGTCAGATATAATATATAGACCCCCACTCTTCTTATCAACATCATCATTCTTTGTATCGCTCGCAAGTTCGGGAGAATCTACAAAGATAGCATCACCAGCATGTAGGGAAAGGTCTGCTGCTGTGGTCACAGTAACCATAGAAGAATACAATTGATTATATCTCATTATTGACTGGCTGATAACCTTTTTGATCTTTTTGTTTTCTTCTGCTGACTTTTCTATTTGTTGTTGAGTCGATCCGGATGGTAACGTTCCAGTATCTAAAAGATAGTAAGTAGTTCTAGAAAACTCTTTCTTTGGATCAGATGCATCAAACTCTGGATTAAATGTTGGCAACTCTTTACCACCCAATTTTAGATACTCTTCTGTATCTTTAGCATCAGAATTTAAAACTTCATAGTAACAACTAAATGGATCAAATGTAACTGTTCTTGTAGCAAACGCACCCATCTCCAATTTTCTTTTAACGTTTATATTATTATCCTTTTCAAACCCAAGAGCTTTTATATCATAACCTATGGGAATACTTTCTCTATCTGATGAATCATTAAACATAATTGATTTCTTTTGCTTCTGTGCTAACAATCCGTCAATTGATTTAAATTTAAATCCTTCAGCAGTCTCGTAGAAAAAATATCCAGCACTCTCTCCACTCTTTTGATTTTTAGCAGATACAGACATCTTACACAACCAATTGATTGTATAGTATGGTTTCTTATTGTTACCAAAAAAATTATAGTTGTTTGATGTTTCTTCTATATCTATTTTCTTTGTTGTCTCTAATCCATTTCTATTACCATTACTCAATATTTTCGTAACGTGATCAGATATTCTACCATCAAATCTATTACTCAATCTTACCTTTTCATTGAGAATATATTCTTTAGATACCAAGTCAAGTTGAATTAATGATTTTGTAGAAGAATTACTAATAAGATTTACTTGGTTTACATATAATTTTAATTTCAATTTCTGATTATTATTATCCACTATTTCCAATTCTACATTTTCAGTCCCAACGATTGGCAAACCTTCTAATGCAGTTTTATTGTCCACAGAATTTCCAGTATCAGCAAAAATTACTATCGCTCTAATAGAATCTTGAAGAATACTTTCAAAGTATTTAAATGATACAATTCCATTTGCAATGTCAGTTTGTTTTTCCTTGTCTTTGTTTGAAAAAATTACTAACTTATTAATGGATGCTGGTTCTGCTTGTTTTGATAGTATTGGAGTATCTGACATTTAATATTACCTCTTACTTCTATTTAACCGTTTGCATAAAGTATTTGACTCCAATCATTGGCAGCATTAAATGCTGCGCCAAACATACCACCAGACATATTTACTTCAGGTCTTTCAGATTTTACTGGCATTGGAATAGGTATGAATTGAACTCCACCAGTTTCATAATTTGCATAGTTTCTTAAGACAGCAAGTGCTCCATTATAATCTGCTTTGTTCAGAGCATCTAAGAATCCAGGGAAATTATCTTCCATTGCTCTCGTAGAGTCTGCATCAATAACAAATTCAGGTCTGCCCAGGTTCATAAACATACCCTTTCCAATCTTACCACCCGTATCCATTACAGGAGCATTCTTCAAATACATCTTACCTTTAAGGAAGTCAGCAACAAACTGCTTGTATCTTTCAGGGTTGTTGTTGTCAGATGCTGGTGCATATGCATTTACAATAGCAGCGAATGCCTCATTAGGATCTTCAAATGATTCCAAGTTCCTATAACCGCTATGATTTTTATCCCAATCTCTGACAAACTTTTTGACAGAATCCTCTCTCGTTGCAAAATCTAGGAAGTTGCCATCCAGACCTTTCATATTAAAAGGATTATTTCCCTTCTCATATTTACCCCATCCTGTTTCAAATGAAGCAATGGCAGCAGCAACTCCGGGATGCTTTGCACCAGCAGCAACAGCTGCCTTATAGATGGCATTAGCGAAGTCTCTCTGTCCTTGCTCGCCTGTCATCGCATGGGTCGCTTTTGCTGCAGCACTACTTGCAGTACCAACCGGTGGTGTTGGTCCAACCGGTGGTGTTGGTGTTTTCGATCCATTAGATGAATCGCCACCTGCTGTGTCTGCATCCTCACCAAAGAAGAATTTACCAAAATTAAATCCTCCTGAATCACTCTCCGGAGGTGGATTCTTTGCTGGTGGGAAGAATGATTTTAACAATAAGGGTATGAATGAGAAAGGATTATATAACTGAAGTATATTTGGGAACTTCTCAACTTCACCATCACTACTAACATATCCAACATCTTTAAGAAACTCTTTTATTTTTAATCCCTCTGCTATTTTAGTTGCCAGGTATCTAGCACCTAAACCAAAGAAATTGACATCAGGAACAGGTACTGGATGTTCTTTAAAGAAT